TGCCCGATCCGTCGAGAGCTATGATTTTGCCCGCTTCCGTTGCGCCGGATGATGATACGGTAGCTTCAACTTCTGCGAGCTGACCGCTGTTATTCTTGATATACTTTTCTGCCATGTTACACCGTTTGAATGATTGTGTCTATGTCGATGATTAGTTGCGTGGATGTTAAAGCCTTGCCTACGTGAACGACTATAGCGCCGTTTGTTGGTACTGTCTGTGTTAGTGTTCCGTTGGTGCCTAGGTAAACCGTCCCTTTAGTCCAGTTCCAGTTGGCATCTGTCAGGATGCCCGAAATCTTGATAGTTGCGTTTGCTCCAGATGTAACCGCTCCGTTGGTGATGCCCACGACCTGTGCATTTGCAAGGGTGTCGTTGCTAGCGTATACGGCCTGCCCTGATGAGTTGGACGTCACAGCACGAAGTGCTGACAGGTTCTCGCCAGCCACAAGCGTAATATCATCAGAGATAGGCACCAGCCCGCCGCTGGCGATGTCCAGGGTAATGTTACTTTGGTCTACGTTAACACGCAAGGTGTCCTGATTAACGTTGATGGTGTAACTCACTGGGTTACCTCACCGAGAACAGTGACGTAACCTCTGAGAAGTTCGTTCGTTGAACTCGAGACCGTCTGCTCCAAATCCCAGACGTACACCTCGCCCACTGTCAACGATGCCGTAGTCGCTGCACTTAATGCCACCGAAAATGTACCTTGCGAAGCGTTTACTGTCGTAATCGTGAACGTTGCAGCCAGCACGTTGTCGATGGTGCGGATCTGGCCAGCGAAGGTGTAACCAGTTATGTTGGTCACCACCCCGTTCGTCTTATGTGTGAAGGTACGTGCAAAGGCTGCCCCCTGACGGAGCTCTAAATCAACACGTGCACCTGATGATGATAGTATGACCATTGGAAACCTTTGCTGTGCTCACCACTGGGCCCGAGGGCCCAGTCGTCAGAACAACTGTGTTAGTTAGTCCTTGATGATGTTTGCAGCAAGACCGCGCTCGGTAGCGTCGTTGATGCTTTCGCCGTTATAGAGAACAGCGATGCAAGATCCGAAAGTACCAGTCGACCCGTCGCCAGCTGTAGCAACGACGTCGATATAACGCTTGCGACCTGCGAGGTTCACGAAGAACCCGAAGACCTTGTTATCATCGTTAGCTGTTGGCAGTGCCGGTGAACCCGATGCTCCGTAAACACAGCCTGTGATGTCAGCATAGCTGGAATCTACATCTGACTCCTGGAGCTTAAGGGCTGCCATTGCGATGTCAGTAGCGCCAAGGCTGAAGTAAACAGCGAGCTTACCAAAGCCGGCCGTGTCGATGCTGTTAGTTGTAAACGATGCATTGTCAACGATTGCAGCTGGTGGCGTAACGTTGACAACCTTCACATTTTGTAGTGCGTTCATGTTGTCACCTATTAAGAATTAATTGTTACGAAACCAACAACAGGGCCTGTTGTACGTGATGCTGCTGTAGCGTTGTAGTTGCCCATTTCGTGTACCTTGATGTCGAGGTACTGAGTAGCCTTAACATAGATTGTATCTGTGTCGAAGCCCTTGCTTGCGTCTTGCTTGATCGATGTTGCCATGCGATCGCCAAGAGTTGCAGCCTGTGTGAGGTTACCGAAGTAAGCGAAGACCTGGCTGTTAGCATCTGCTGATGGCATCACGTCGACGAACTCGACAGGATAGCCGAACAGGCGCTGACCAAATGAGCCAGCAAGTTCTGCAGCTGTTGAACCGCCCTGTGCGTATGCGAGGCGCTCGGCTGTCTCACCGAAAGCTACCTTGTTGAAGTACCACTTAGCACCCGTGAGTGCGTATGTTGGAACCTTACGCATACCAGCAATCAGGTTGCCCATGGTTACCTCTGCGAACGTGTTGCCAGCGCATACCTGTGCTGATCCGAGGTATCCCTTGTGCGTGTCGTTCGTCCATGTTCCGCCGCCATCCTCGAGAACCTTGCGGAGCTTGCCAGCAAGACCGAGAACACCGCCGTATGTAGACGTGCCATCACCCAAGAAACCAGCTTCGTCTTCCTTCTTTGCAAACTGGCGTGCTACCGATTCAGCAAAGCGGAGACCGAGGTTTTGTGTGCTGTTCATTACGAGTTCTTCTGAAAGAACTGCAAGAGCATACATTTTCTTTGCGTTCAACGTCACTGCATCAAATGACATGTCAGATGATGAGAGCGTTCCTGTCTCTGATCCCCAGTATGCCGTCACGTCATCGCCTGTGCGGAAGATGCGGATGGATTCGGAGCCCATAGGCTCAACACGTGTGTTGCGACGGAATGATCCGTATGTGTCCTTCAGGTTGACGATCAGGCTAGATGTCTCCGTAGGAACGAAGATACCGCCTGTGGCGTCGTTGCCTTGTGTGTGTGACTTGTACTCAACACCTGTTACTTCGGCGTATTTTTGACGTGCTGTCTCGTTAGAAAGACCACCTACAAACAAGCCTGTTACGTAAGCCTTGTACTCAGCATCTGGCATGTTAGCCTTTGCTGATGATTCGCCGACTTTGATGTCGTTTGACTTTGGCAGCTTGTTTACTGCTGTCTTCACTTCTGTCTGGCGTTGTGCGTTCTTGGCCTTGATAGCTTCGAACGACTTTACTTCGTTAGCCTGCTCATTGAGCGCGTCAATTTCAGCGTTCAATGTCTGTGCAGACTTTACTTCGTCCATCGTTGGCTCTGTCTTAGCAAGGAGCGTTTCGAGCTCTGCAGACTTGGCGCTGATGGCGTCGTTGATCTGTTGCAAATTCATGATTGTTTCCTCTTGTTTACTAATGCCCGCAGGGCTTCCATTTCCATGGCAGCCTTTGCGGAAACCGGTTGTGCAGCGTCAATAAGCATTTTGATATTGCCTACTGCAGCGGTCAGTGTGTCCATCAATTCGGTCAGGCGTGCCACGTTAGCCGACGATAGCGTGCGCCCTTCCTTCTGCCTAATCTCTGCGCGTTCGTTCAGCCTCGTAATGAGTCTATCGACGTCGGTTCCAACGTCTTCCAAGTCATCGTTAAGTCCCTTAGCGCTAATAAGTGCCGTTTGTGAGTTAGCACCGAAGAGCACTGGTGACCACTCGTAAAGTTTGCCCTTTACCAGTTCACGTGCTCCATCCTGTGCGAATGTTTCCTCGACTACCGAATAACCTATCGAGAACTCGTCGATGATACCTTCCTTGATGTCGGAATAGGTCTCACGTCCTCGCTGTGTATTCATGTTAAATTGACCTCTGATATAGAGGCCACCGAGATCTTTCAAGCTATCGGGCAGCATGGCGTCGCCTGGCATTAGCTCACGTGCTTCTAATGTCTTGGCCACCGGTGTTTTCCAGTCGTGAGCCCAGACGCCCTTAGGCAGTTTGGTCTTCAGCGAATCGTCGAAAAAACCGTACTTAACACGGTCGCCATAGCTGTCGACGTTATTAAACACGGAGACAATGGCCTCGATTACGCCACTGTCACCCTCTGCCTTAGCTTGAAATTCGAAAGTCTTACGTTCAATTTTCATGGTGTGTTCCCCATACCATACGAATTTGGGTTATGCTGTTGTTTAATTATCCACAAGTTAGAGTTGCCTTGCACGTGTGAAGCATCGGCAGTTGACGGCATTCCATGCCGATAGTCCATCGCCTGCTGGGTAAGGTGTTGTTTCACCACCTACCAAGAAAAGCCCAGGCCCTGCCTTTTCCCCTTCGAGTTGGTCATGCGCTGCCATGTGCTCATCACGTGCCCCTGACAAGGCCACCCACGACCGTCTGATACCTCCCAATTCATCCCAGACGGATTTCTGCACAGTGCCCGTTGTGGCTGTGGCTGTAGTGCGAGCGATGGCGTTGGCACGTGATACCTTCAGGTCAGAAAATTTTTCCTTCAACAGCCTTGCCAGTTCCTCCTCACCAACACCGGCATTCTGTCGTAGTAGAGTCTGGATGTCGGTTCTGATGGTTCCTACGGAGTCCGCTATCTTATTGGCGCTCTCTGTTATACCAGCCTCACGGCCCCGTGTGAACTCGCCCTCAGCGTCGACCTCTTCCTGTGCTAATGCCAGCACGATCTCCGTAAGCTCGGTTCGGCTGTCCTCGGTTCCATCAACAAAATTCTTCTCCCAGACGTCCAGGCTGAACTGGTCGTCTATTTTAGTCTCGATGCGGAGCGCCTTAACGTCTGCCGTGATGGTGTCGTAGAGATCATCCAGCACACGCCCCCACTCCTTAGCGATATTCTCGGATTGCTTGTTCAGCAGATCGTCGTAGGCTTTGGCGTAGACCTGCGAGTCGGGGTGGTGTAGCCATGCTTTTGTTTCGGGGCCTATGGTAACGCTGTAGTTTTTGTGAAAGTATTTGTCCGAAGACACGCCACCTCCGAGGCTTAGTGTCTCAGGTGAATCGTCGACGTCTGAATCATCGTCTACGTCGCTGTCGTTGTCTGTAGATACCGCTTCCATGGCGATGGTCTCACCAGCGAGAGCCTGCACAGTCGAGAGGTCAAAACCAAGTTGCACGCCATATTCAGGGATAGCAAGCTGTGCGTTGATCTGGTCGGCTATCATATTCCAAAACGGAACACGCACCATGTTAGTGAAGTCCTTGCTTGCCTGTTCGAAGTTACTGTAGGTTGCTGATGACAAGCCCATGTGCGTTCCTGCTATAATCGGGTGCACCTTGTAAGCACCGCAGATTCGCGTCTCGTATTGACCGAAGGTATCAGACAAGCCCAATTCGTTCCAGTCGAGTGCAAGGCGCTTGACGTCCTTGACACCCCACATGATGCCAACAGAGCCCCTACGGTCGCCCCCATACTTACGCTTGAAAGAACGTTCAGCAAGTGCCACCTGGTCAGGTGTTAGCTCTTCGTCGTAGACTACGATAGTCTTCGGCATGGCGTCGTTCTTGTGGATGTTAAACACCGTCGACGTTGCCTCATTATACCCCTCGATAGACTGCGCTGCTAACTCCACAGGGCTGCCACCTCCGAGGGTTTTCTCGGGGTCGTACCAAAAGCCCTGAATGTGAACGACGTCTTCCTTACGTACGGTATATGCCACCTGTCCATCGTAGTATAGGTAGTGTTCGACGTCCCCGTAACCATCGTTGACAGGCGCGAAGTTTTTATCTGAATACCAGCGCATGCCGATGATAGCACCCGAGGCGTTGCGTAGCTTATACCCATAAGCGTTGCCACCAATGCAGAGGATAGTCATGATCTCACCAAAGGTTACACGCCACTGGTTACGTGTTAGCATCCCCACGATAGGCGATTCGAAGTCGTAACCATTCGGAGTAATCACACCTATCTGCGCTTCCGGCATCATCAGCGAATACGTCAACGTGCACGCCACAGCCACAGGGTTCGCCTTCCACATCTGGTAAGCACCACGCCAGTTGACGATAGGTGTGAAGTTATGTTTGTTCCACAACTCCGTAACTGGAATCGGTAGGTCGTTCTGTGCAACCTCGCCAGTAGGGGAGATATACTGCTTAATCCGAGTTAGTATGCTCATAAATCCAAAGTGTTTTGTTTGTTCTTGAAAGCGTGCTCAATCCTTGCACGTGCTATGTCTACGTATTCGGGTGTCATGTCAATTCCGATAAACTGGAACCCTTCCAAGATGGCAGCCTTGCCTGTGGAACCACTGCCCATGAACGGATCGAGAACTGTTCCGTTTGGTGGTGTCACCAGCCTGCACAGATAGCGCATTAGATCGGTAGGTTTGACGGTGGGGTGGTGGTTGGCGCGAGCTGGTGTTGATATTGGAGTTCCATTTCCTGCTAATCTTTGACCATCTACCATGTTTCCTGCCATAGCTGCCGCAGGCCTTACGGCCATCCCCTCGCACCCCTCGTCCCTGTCTCGCTTGGAAGCTTTAGCGCAGTAGAAGAAGCGGGCGGCGGAGCCGGAGTCGGAATAGCATAAATTTAATTCTCTGCTTTGATACCCATTGTTATAAATCTCACTGCTGCCATTATTTACTCCATCGTATTTTTTGCCTATACATTCTGGCCGCCCTGTCGCCTTCGTCTCCGGAAACAACCCCACCACCTCATCACTCCCGTCGTGGATCAGGTTGGCGGGGAAGCGGCCTTGTCCAGATTCGCATGGAACGCGAGACCCGTCTACATTAACCCCACCCGTGCCCCATTGCAGTACGTTCGCCGCTACTGTTCCCGTAAACGGCTTACGTGCCACAGTAATCGGCTCCAGCGCGGGTTTTAGCGCAGTTCCCCAGCCTTGCCAAGTCTTCGCGGCTGGAGTGGCGGGGGCGGTTTCAAACATTTTCCCAGAGACCGGATCGTATTGGTCGGATACAAAAGCGTGCATAACGGCGTTGGGTGCTTTGCCACCATGCCGCGCAGTAAAATTCCCAGTTCGTTCCCGCTCCGCCCCTGCCTGTTTGTCTATCGCCTTGCTTATGTCATGCGACTTCGGGAACCCCGACCCGTAGACCCAAGCGATCATGTCACGTATTTCGAACCCTGCATCTTCAATTCGCACTGCCATGCGATGCTGCGTCCGTGTTCCTGCAAAGGCTAACAAGTGACCGCCCGGTTTGAGCACACGGAGGCATTCACGCCAGATCTCCTCGCTTGGCACGTCGTAGTCCCATTTCTTGCCCATGAACGCCAGACCATAGGGCGGGTCTGTTACGATCGCGTCGATGCTGTTGTCTGGCATGGTAGCCAGTACGTCTAAACAGTTACCCGTGTGGAGTTCAAAACTCATAGAAAAACAACCCCTGCGCCTTGTGATTTAACTGCCGCCATCTCAGCGTATACGAGAGCATCCACCATGTCGTCATGGTTGCCCTCTGGGAAAGATAGTAGTTCCTGTTCGAATGAAGGCTCCAGCCCCCGTACGTGTGTAACCAACAATTGCTCATACCTTGCCAGCAGAGCGTGAAAACGTGTTACCTTGTCACGGTCTGGTTTGACAGCCTTGACAGGTAGGGACGTTTTGCGGAGTAGTTCCTGCACGACTGCCACCTGATACTGGACTGCCTCGATGTTGATACGTGATGGGTTCCACTTTGAGGCTAATGCCTGTACGCCAGTTACCACTTCGTGAAACCCCACCTTACCCCTCCACATGTCCAGCACGTACCTACGCCCCGAGTCCTTGTCATAACCCACTACGGCGATGGCCGTGTAGTCGGCCGTGTCTGATTTCGAGATTGCCAAATCAACACCCATCCCAATCTTCAGATCCCGTGGCACCTGGTCGCTGTTGACGTACGTGATCATCTCACGTTTAACCAGAGCGCCCTGCACGTCTACAAACTCAGCCAGGTATTCCTGATTGAACACGACCGTCGGTAGCTCTCGCTTTGCAGCGTCTATTTCGTCCTGTGCAATGTATGGATTGACACTCGTAGGCATACGAAAACTGGCGTATGTTTCGTCCAGCCTAGCACGTTCGTACATAGCGTGGAAGTCATTACGGCCCTTAGGCGTGCTGAAGAAATAGCCGTCCCCCTTGTAATCCGTCAGCGTTGGACGGATCGCTTCGTTCCATGCGTCCATGAAGTTCCTGACCATCGCCACCTCATCACAGACGACACGGGCATACTTACGGCCCCGCACGCTGTCGAAGGCGTCTAATGACCAGCAGTCGATGATACCACCCGTCTCGATAGTGAGCCGCTTCTCTTGTTCACTTACACCCGTGATTATAGGATGCAGGGTTGTCTTGAGTGCCTTCCAAACATCAGATAGCATCTTGTACGTCGGTGCAAAGTATGCCGCCGGTTTGCCCATGATAGCCGATTCGATAAGCAGGGCTTCGGCCATCACGGTCTTGCCAAACCTTCGACCACAGGCGACCGTGTTGAATCGCCTCCGGTTGCGGAAGATTAGTTTCTGGCCGTCGTGTAGCTGTGCGTCAATAGTAATCACAACGAACCGTCCTTCGGGCCTATGGCAATGATCTCTGCATCCTCGATGTGCTTCGGTTCTTCATGTGTAGGGGCCAGCACTATCCTAATGTCTGTCTTGCCTGACACCTCTGTTGCAGCCTTGTCCGTCTGTGCTAGGTGTTGTTTGCCCAGCCAAATCAGCATCGTGTTATCACCTGACAGGGCTTTGTCGATCTGTGTCTGTGCCAGCTGGAACCTGACGTCGTTGCGTTCATTCTCGATCATGAGGGCATAGTCAGCCTTCAACTCACTCACTGGCACGTCTCGGTTCAACAGAACCGAGCACCACCGTGATAGGGCAGTCCAGCCCATCATGGCACGTGCACGACGTTTTAGTTCGGCCTCTTGTGAAGGTGTTAGGTTCATTCAGCTATTAAGTTATGCTTAATACTTGGCCACTTATCCACAACATCACAAGCCCCGCATAAGACTAGCGTAATTTATCTGCTGTATGTCAGTCACCACAGACCTGACGTCGCTGTACATAAGGTAGGCGTCCTCGATGCTGGCGATGCCGTGCAAGACCGTAGCATGGTGCTTTTGGCTGTGCTTGGCAATCGACGTCAGCGTCCACCCGTAGTGCTTACTCAGGATATACCAGGTGATAGAACGCGCCCTGACTACATCAGCACGTCGTGTGGCACTGTAGGCATCCTCCAATGTCACACCGCACAGCGTGCATACGTCCGATAAGATCAACTCGTATAACATAAAACCCCCTAATTCTTTTTGACGAACTCGATGGCATCGTCGACAGATCTGACGATCCCATAGGGTACGCCATAACGCAGGCAGCAGTCCGAGAACCTGTTTTGCGTTTCCGACACCCTACCTTTGGCTGCCTTAACCTCTAACATCCATGCGCGGCCGTCACGATATACAGCCAAGTCGGCATGGCCTGATGTGGCGTTGATGTTGACCACGCGGTACGAGGACAGCCGTGTGCCGTGTTCCAGCTGTTGGGTGGAACTGTTGACACGCACCACCATAAACCCAAGTAGGCACAACTGGTCTGCGATGGCCTTCTGGATCACACGCTCCGGTATAACACCCGAGGCTTTCTTGGCAGCCTTGGCACGCTTGGCAGCCTTCAGTTCGTCCAGCAGCCTATGCTCGCTAGCATCCCAGTCCAGATCGTCTATCTCTCTCATTGCATCCCTTGGTTGTTGTAACAGTGCCACAGTCCGTCGGTACCTTCAAACCATGTGTAGTCGTCGACGTTGTACTCATACATCAGGGACAGCATGGTCTTGCCTGCCTTGACCCGTTGGCGCTCGATCATGGCCGATTCCAGCACCTTATGGCTCGGGATTAGTCTGGCCTCGGTAGCGGTGAACTGGGAAAGGTCGGGGCCGTCATCGGGTAGGACGCCATCCCACGCATCGCCTGGTGGCTGTTTATACCGCTTGAAATAGTACCAATCAGCAGATAGCACGTCGTGTAAATACGTACCTCGGGTTGCCTCGACGACGGCATCTATCGTTTCCGGTTGCAAGGTGCCCCCTGACGTAGCAACCGAGGCCAAATCGTCGCAACCGTAACGGTACCATTGACTTACGAGGAAATCCAGCATCCTCTCGGTTGCTAGGTTGCAGGGTGAAACTATAGTTTTCACTCTATACTTTTCATTTATTTCTCCTTCTACTTCTAATATATTCTTGCAACCTAGCAACCTAGAGAAGTATATATATATAAATAAAGGGGTTAAGTCGGTTGCCACCTGTTCGTCTGGACTGACAACCTTCTGGCAATCCGGCAACCGAGGTGTGGCAACCGGACTCAGAAGCCCCATCTCTACCAATTCGTCACGTGTGAACAGCATTAGAATTCCCCTTCCTCATCTACGTTGAATGGCGAATGAGCACCGCTCTTAGTGCCTATAATCACGTTATAGCCCCTTCGCGTGCCCGTGGTGGTCTTTTTAGCTATTCGGGGTATGTTGGCCTTGGCTAATGCCCTTCCAAGCCCGTAGATAAACTTATCGTTGATTTGCAGGGAGATCTTCTCTTCATCGTAGACACGGTTCGCCAGCTGTGATGCAACCTCGGATGTGGTCAGGAACGGCACGTGAGCACCCGAGCCCTCCGGCTTGTGGGTTATGTACTTTGCCACTAAGTCATCGTACTGTGTCAACACCTCGAAGTGCTTATTCCAATCGTTGATCTTGCTGATCTCACGATCATCAAACCAGTAACGTTTCCCCTCACGATAGTATGCCACAGCCTGCGACCACAGACCGTCGATGTCAAACTGCCTTATTGAGGTAATGTCGATGTTGCCCCCTACCGGTATGACAGGGAACCGGCGCGATCCCGTCTCGTCGTTCAGGAACGTACGCCTGTTAACAGATCCGGCAAAGGAGCATCTTCTGGCGTACGTCGTCTCGTACTTATCGTAAGGCGACCGCAGGCGCATGGTGTCGGACGTGATGATGGCCTTGATAGATTCGTGCTGTTTTTTGGTCATCGATTCCAGTTCGTCATCTACGACCATGAAAGACCTGGCAATTATCAGTTTGACGTCCTTGTCATCCGAGATGCTGCCCTCATGGTAATAGTCTTGGCGAAGCTCAACAGGGCATAGGTGCCGTAGGTAGGTCGTCTTGCCTATCCCCTGCCCGCCCTGCAGAATTAGCATGATGTGGTTCGGTTTGTGGTCGAGAGCACCGGCCACGGCCCCTATGAGCCACTTCTCGATGATCATCTCGAATATGGCATGCTGTACTTCGGCTGAGTTGTGCTTGCCATCGTCGATGTCGGCATCGTGTGGCAGTAGCTGGACATAATCACGGATGAAATTACGATCGCCTGCTTTCCATTCGTCCAAACCTTCGAAATACGACTTGATAGGGTCGTGCTTAGGTACGAAGTCACTATCAAGCACTTCGTTCATGCGCTCTTTGGTAATCTTGATGCCTATCTTCCGCATCTTCCGTAACTGTGAGTGCACCCAGTAGTCCGTCAGGGCTTCAAACTTCACGTCATTGTCGCCCCTGAGCTCGATTTTGCCTGTGATCACGTTCTTGCGGAACTCGTAACCACTGGACAGGTAAGATTCAACCTTGTCAAGGATCTCGGTGGGGTCTTTGGTCTCAAGTTTGATAATGTCCTTGGGAACCTCATACCCATGTAGCTTGGCGTAATAGTACAGCGTGGCAGTGGTCACCCGTGTTAGCTTATTCTTGAGAACATCGGCATACGTCAGGCCCCCTGACATAGGTGACCACTCCTCGAGAAGCTGTGCTGCCATCTTATCGTCTCCGAGGGCGTGTGCTACGGCTGCCACTACTTTCTTCCACTGGATATGATCTTGCTGCTTAGGTATCACACGTAGCATTGCCCTAATCTGGTCGACGTTAGGCTTGGTACCTCCAAAGGCGTTAAAAGCGATCTCCAGATCCCGTGCCTCCTCATGGCCGTCTGTCATGTCCGCGATCTGATCCATGGTCAGGATGTTACCCCAGACGTGAATCTGTGCGTTCTTAGCACCAAACCAGATGCGTACTGCATCGCGTGCGTTGGTGTCGCCTCCGAAGCGTTCAGCCAGGGCGGTAGTAATGGCCTTGTAGTCTTTGGCGTTGCGTATGGGCTCTTCGGTTATGAACATAACCCTATAACGTGGGTTCTCTGCCGTGTGCGAGGCCGTCGTGTACGCGAAGGAAGCGTACTTGCGGAAATAGGGATCTGCCTCGATGTCGTCGAAGCTATGCTTGCCATTGTCGACGTCGACACCTACTATCTGTGCAGACTTGAAAGCATCGCCGTTACGCTTGGCAAACCCTGTCTTCTGATCGACGTGAAGGTCAGCACAGCAGATGGGGAACCCATGACCTACGAGGTGGTTGATGATGTCATCGCTGACCATCTCGACAGGTGAGAGCTGGGCGCTTAGTGCCACCCAGTCCTGACGTGTTGCGGCCTTGTTGACGACGGTTTTGTTTATCGACAGACGTATCACTTGCACGTGGTTGTTCTCCGTGTGTAGATGTTAAAGAATTA